CCTATCCCTCGTGTGCCTTGGCAGTCTCAGCCTCTCTATGGGCAGTCGGTGATTTGAGAAAGTGCATGACAACTACATGCGAATCATTAACCCGGACAACGGCGCAACCGTCACTGGTGAAGCTGGTGACAACATTGGCCGTGGTGGTCGTACCACAATGTACTTTCTGGATGAATGGGCATTTGTAGAGAGACAAGAAGCTGTAGACGCCGCAATCTCTCAAAACACCAACGTACACATCAAGGGATCCACTCCAAACGGTATTGGGGACAAGTTTCACCAAGATCGTTTTAGTGGTCGTTACGCCGTTTTTACGATGACATGGCGTGATAACCCAGATAAGAACTGGCAGGTTGAATTTAATGGCAAACTAATCTACCCCTGGTATGAAAAACAATTGGCCACACTAGACGATATCGTTCTAGCTCAAGAAGTTGATATTGACTACGCCGCGTCGGTAGAAGGTGTGTTGATTCCATCTGCATGGGTACAGGCTGCAGTCGATGCTCATCTTGAATTGGATATTCAGCCGTCAGGCGAACGTATGGGTGCTCTTGATGTGGCAGATGAGGGTAAGGATAAGAACTCCTTTGCTGCACGTCATGGCATCGTACTGCAGTATTTGGATACCTGGTCTGGTGTTGGTGATGACATCTTTGGCACGACTCAGAAAGCAATTGATGCTTGCCTTGATTTGCGTTTGAACTCGTTTTACTACGATGCTGACGGCCTGGGTGCTGGTGTACGTGGTGATGCCCGAGTCATTAATGAGCAAAACAGATCCAAAGGTATTCCGGAGATTGAAGCAAATCCATTCCGTGGCTCAGGCGCGGTACACAACCCTGAGCAGGAAATGGTGGAGGCGCGTAAAAACGTAGACTTCTTTGCCAATCTTAAAGCTCAGATGTGGTGGTCATTGCGTATCAGATTTCAGAATACTTATCGAGCCTTACAAGGTATGCAATATGACCCAGACAATCTTATTTCGCTTTCTACCAAAGATATAAACAAGCAGGAGCTTGAACAGCTCAAGCGAGAGTTATCACAACCCACTTATACGAAGAATGGTGCAGGCAAAATCCTAGTCAATAAGCAACCGGACGGGGCATTGTCTCCAAACCGAGCAGACGGCGTCATGATTTGCTTTAGTGATATCCGTGAGCGAAAACGGAAAAACCTGCAGGTGCAGGTACTCGAACCTATTGATAAGGAAAAAACATGGCAAAGTCTAAAAAGGACAAAGCGTCAAAGAAGGCTTTGTCTTACGGCAATTTATACACTCAAGAAGCAGTCACTCAGTTTCTGGTGAACTTTGGCAAGCAACCAGATACTGATGAAGTGCTGCGCAAAGCTGGAATTACACGCCACAGATTGCGTGTACTGCTTGATGATGACGAGATTGCACAAGTAGTTGAAACACGGATTGATGCACTTTTAGCAACGCCATTGCGAATTGAACCAAATGATACGGATGAAGCGGAAAAGCTGAATCTCATCCTGAAAGAATGGTTCCATGAAATTGCGACTGCTGCCATGAGTGCACTGTTCTTCGGGTACTCGGTTCAGGAAGCTGTATATGAGCTAAAGTCGGAAGGTTATATTGGTTTGCAATGGATTGGTGAAAAACCGATGCAATGGTTTGAGCCTAAGAATGATGGTCGGCTAATCTATCGTCAGGATGGAAACAATGCAGAGCATGAGGTAGATCAAGCATTCAAATTCTTCTTAACACGCCGTAAAGCCACATACGAACAGCCATATGGTAAAGCGCTATTAGCCACGCTGTATTGGTTATTCTTCTTTAAGCAGAATGGCTTCAAATTCTGGGCGAAATTCCTCGAACGTTTTGGAACACCAATCTTACTGGGTAAGTGCAAAGATACTGAAACTGATGATATGAGCAAAGCCTTGTTAACTGCTCATGCTCAAAGCGTATTGTCGATTGATGCAGATGATGATGTTCAGATTCTTTCCGCACCAGGAACAAACGGTTCAGCAGGGGCAGCGTTTGAGGCATTTAATAATCAGCTGATTCGTCAGATCCAGAAAGTTGTACTAGGGCAGACACTTACCAGCGGGACTGATGGGAAGGGAAGCTACAGTCTTGGTCAAGTGCATGAAAATGTACGAATGGATAAGCTTAAATCTGATATTAGGCTTGTCACACCAACTTTACAGGCTGTGATCAATGCTCTATGCGCTTTAAACGGTTGGGGGGATTATGAAGTGATGCTTGGTGAGAAACCAAAACCACTGAATAAGGACCAAGCAGAGCGTGATGTCCATTTAAAGAATGCGGGTGCAAATCTGTCTAAAGAATATTTTGTTCGCGAGTATGGTCTACAGGAAGGGGATTTGAATGAGCAGGTTCCTACCAGCTTCAATCAATTCTCTGCATTACCTCGCCAGGCATTTAACTTTAAGGCATCTGCAAACAAGCTCTCACCAGAGCAGCAGGAAGTTGAAGAATTAACTGATGGTCAAGATGAATTGCAGCTACTGAAACCGGATCAGGTCAAAGAATTGATATTCAAATCTGATAGTCCTGAAGCTCTGGCTTATCACCTGATGCAATTAATACCTGGTGCAACTCAGACGCAGTTCACGGCCAATCTGGACCAAGCTTTGTATGCTGCGGATGTGTTGGGATATGTGACTGCAAGTGGGGGTAAGTGATGGCAGATATTCAGGCGTTATATGATGAGTTTGAGGAGTTTTGCACCAAATATTGTGGACTGGCTTTCGATGAATTCTCAATATATCAGCGTAAGAAATTAGGCCGTTACTTTGATATTCGTGATGAATATTTCAAGCTTTGGCTGAATGCAAAGCGTGTTTACAGCAAGGATACCACCAATGCAACCAGTCACATTCCTTGAAGCATTAGAATACGCTCATAGCAAAAAGATCGTGCTACCCGATGAGTTCTACTCAATGGATCTAAAGACCCGGCAGATGGCAACCACGGTTAGCTTTCTATCGAGTCTTGAGCAGGTTGAGACAGTCATCAAGGCTGTGAATAAATCCATTGCAGATGGCGGTACTTTTAAAGACTTTCAGAAGCTGATTGAAGAATCTGAAATCATTCTGCCAAAGCATTACCTGGACAATGTATTTCGTACCAATATTCAAAGTGCATACGGTCATGGTCGGTGGCAACAACAGCAAAGGAACAAAGCTAAACGACCATATCTGATGTATTCGGCGATCAATGATAGCCGGGTGCGTCCGAGTCACTTGGCTCTGAACCGGATTGTACTGCCGATTGATCATCCATTCTGGCTAACACATTATCCTCCAACGGGTTTCCGCTGTAGATGCACGTGCGTAGCTTTAACAGAGAAGCAGGCATTGAAATACGGCATTACACCTGATGATCAGTTGCCTGAAATTGCCGAGGCTTTGGATTGGAGTTCTCATCCACTACAGTTTAGTGAACTTGAATCACTGGTGGATAAGAAAATCAGTGCTTCAAGTCTGGATAAAGAATATCTACTCGAGCAGAAGGAAGTTATCAAGGCTGAATGGACAGCAAGTAAAAAGCTCACCAGTCTATTTGCTCCGATGGATGATAAGACTCGGGACCTGTTTGATACGGTAGCCAATACGGTAATTCCACTTGATCCAAGTATTCGGCCAAGTGCGATCCGTACCTTTCTAGACTATGTGCAAGGAAATGATGCCGCACTGTCTGGTTATTTAAACTCTGCTACAAGCTCACTGGCTGATGATGTGCTTAAGCGCTGGCTGAGTACTGATATGGCAGCTATTCAGGCTGTAGCAAGTAATACCGCTTCAACCGTAGTAGGTGCTGCAACTCTTAATCAAGTAGCGGCTTATCAGGTAGGGCAAACAGTTCAATTGAATGCGCCGTTGCTGATGGCTGATACAGCTTCAGATATCGTGATTAAGATTGAGAATGCTCAAGGGCTCGGTATTGATCTGGACATGCTGAATGCTGGTAACGGTGTACTGATTCCGATGGGGCTGTCTTTTGAAGTGGTTTCGATTGAAACAGTTGAAGGGCGGGTGGTTTATACATTGAAGTTTATTTCATAAGAGTGATTCTATTTAAGGATCTAGAGTCGGCTATTTAAATTGACTATAAAATTTAGAAATTTAACCTGGTCTTATTTTATTGAATTTTTTAATGTACAATTACTTCCATAATATTTGCTCTAGATCTAAATCATTTTTCTCATGCGCTTTAAGTAAGTTGTATGGCTAGTAGGGAAGCAATAAATTTATGAAATATATACCTCTTATTTTTTTAATAATGCCTGGTTTTTTATATGCCAATCAACAAACTGTACAAGTAGAAGAATATTTAAATGAAGTGAACAAGAAAGTTGACTTTATATCAACTTATAGAGAGGCATCAAAATCTTTTAGGAAGAAAAGGGAATATACGCTCCAAGAAGAACTTGATTATATGTGTAATATAAGTTTGCTTTATTCTGATTTAATTACTTTTCAATCAAAACATCCTCAATTAGAGAAATATTCAGAAGTTCAAACAGTGAATAGACAGACTGAAGACGTTTATCAGGATTTCCAAAGATTCTTTAAAAAAACAACGTTTCTTGCTCTAATGATATCGTTAATGTACCAGTCGATACTTTTTAGAATTTTAAACTCCACAGTCTGAAACCGCCCTTTATGGGCGGTTTTTTATTGGCCTGAAAAAGCATTAATAAATTGAGGTAAATGTGACGACAAAATTAAAACTTACAACTAAGCCGTCCGAAAGGACGGTTTTTTTATGGAGCATGAAAAATGCCAAAAGAAGAGGAATATAAGCCGAATCAGTATTGCTTCCAGGTTGGAAGCCTAAATGTCGACCAAGCTGAAGAGGGCAAGAAGAAGCGCACTTTCTCCGGTGTTGCATACAGTGGTGAAGTTATTACCGACCATTGGTACTGGGATCGAATCATCTTTGATCTTGATTCTATGCAAATTAAAGGACGAATTCCTGCGTTACTGGATCACTCAACCCGGCAACGTGCTGGAGCCATCAATAGCCACAGCATTGATCACCAGAACGGACTAACAGTTTCGGGCGATCTAATGAGTAATGAATTTGGTACTCAGGTAGCTCAGGACTCTGACGATGGCTTTCCGTGGCAGATGTCAGTGCGAATTGAACCCTCTGCGGTCGAAGAAATTCAAGCAGGTGCATCAGTCACTGTAAATGGAAAAGTGCATCAAGGGCCTATCACGGTTTTCCGTGGTGGTCGTATTCGTGAAGTGTCTTTCTGTGCTTTGGGTGCGGATGACAACACAAACGCCGTGGCAGCGAGTCACTCTCCAAAACAATTTAATCAACCAGAGGACACAGACGTGACCGAATTAGAAAAAGCACAACAGGCCAAAGAGCAGGCAGAGCGTGAACGTGATAATGCCCTAGCTGAACTTAAGCAATTCAAAGCGCAAAAACGTGCTGATGAAATTGCAGCTTTAGAAACTGAGCTGAAAACACAGTTCAGTGTTGAAGATAAAACAGCTTATACCAATATGGATGATTCAGTTTTTAGCTTTACTGCTAAGCAGCTTCGTCAATTCTCGGCAGGTAATACACAGCAGCCAGCTGCACAACAGTCGCAGCCTGCACCAAATGTAAATCCGGCATTTGCTCACCTGTTTAGCCATCAAGCTAATCCGGGGCAAGGTGGCCAGTCGAATAATACCGACACTCACAAATTCACTTCTGGTGCACAAGCATTCGCAGAACAAACAAGGGGAAATAATTCATGAGCCAGGTTATTCCAAAAATTACGGTCCAGTCTAAAAAGCTGGTCCTAGACAATGAAAAGTTACGACGTGCCAATGCCAAAGTAACTACCGCTACAGCCTATAAAAAAGGTGACTTACTTACACTTTCAGATGCGAATGTACTCACACACGCTACTGATGAAAAAACATGGGATGTGATTTGTGGCCAAGACGTTACGGCTGCAGAAGCCACAATCAAGGCCGCTGATGGAATCGAAATTCCAGTGTATTACGGCGGAGTGTTCAGTATTGAAGCTGTATCTGTAAATGGAACCTTGCTGACTACTGCTCAATACGATGCAGCGCGTGCACAGGCAACTAAAAACAAAATCGAACTTTCTAAGGTGTAATTAACATGCCACAGTCTTTTAATCTTGAGGGCACTCCGCTCGAACTTCTTGATGTGGGTGAACTCGCACTGATTCACTCGAATTACCGTCCGATGGATACCTGGCTTTTAGACAAGCTTTTCCCAAATCGCCCGTTATTCACCCGTGATGATGTACCTTTGGCTGAAGTATCTGCCGAACATGATCTGGCACCACTGGTATCTCCGCAACAGCCTGGTAAGCCATTTGATACTACTCAATCTGGTGAAGTACGCCATGTTAAACCGGCTTACTACAAGCCAAAAAACCAAGTCACTCCGGCTGAAACTTTTGAAATTGCCTTGCTGGAACGTTTACGATCACCGACTGCCCATAGAGAGGCTGAGACTGCCAAGGCACACAGGGATAGG